GCTCAACCTCATATCAGTTAATGCGTATCGGAAACGGTACGCATTTTTTTTGACGAGGCGAGGCAAAATAAAAACCTGAGGGGTATAGTTATATAAAGCATGGTGATGCAGAATCACCTGGCATGGGAAAAAGTAGTTAACATTAAAAAATTTGCGTAACTCGTTTTTAACCCACCCTATGCCGAAACCCACCCTATGCCGATCTCTTATATATACATGCTTTATACACCCTATAAGCACTGTAAATAACTGTATGAACACAAATGATTGTCGCTACCGCTTATTGTATATAGGGTTTGCACTCATGCTCGCTTATAGTGCTCTTATACACTACATACTATAAAAACCGTCAAAAATCACCGCATTTCTCACCGTGTTTACGTCTGCTTCTTAAATACTATTACACTAGAGTTGAGTTGAGTTACGTTACACACAGCGAAGGTCTTCAGCATAGTCGTGTATAACACACACAAGATGCTATATAAAAAAGAACGCTAAACCACTCAACTCTAGCGTACTCCAATAAATATAACGCTGTTCAAAAGTTCCCCATAGTCGTAAAGTAGTGTATTAAAAATTTTTTACGCTAGTATTTTTTTGGCTACGTATACCGCCTTCAGAGATGATAGAGCAAACAGAGTTGTGCGATAAGTATGCTTGAAAGGAGTTCATTCATTGCTTACACAATACGCTGTATATACCAAACACCCTGAGTTCGCTAATGTTATACACTCATTACACGAACACGGAATACCATTTGAAGCACATCTTGCTCGCACACGCTTTTGGCTAGACAGTGAGGATGCTGGTCACATCTACTTCATGTTTGAATACAGTGATGTTATACGTTGTGTAGAAGATCACTCAACAGGCCTTTAGATGTCGTACCGCACCGTCGCTACCGCTGGTTCGCTTCGCTCTAGTTGCTCTAACGCGAACGCTTCGCGTGTATATACTCTAGCGCGAGGCTCCGCTTTGGAATAAATACATTTGCATAGGGAGCGAGCATGAGCAGTACGGGAAGAATCACAGAAGAAATTGGCGTTATACTAGATCCGGTTAAAGGGCGTATAACATTTGTTGACAACGACACACAAAAGGCGTTTGTGCTAAATGCAGATCAATCCTACACCACGTCATACACAGTGGATGCATCATTTAGTAATGTCAAAGTAGAATCAGTTGAGTCAAGTGACACGGTTACTATTACCAACACAGGTGCGCCGGATGTTGTACACAACAACATCAAGATTGCGTGTACACAAAACGATGGGCATATTCAAATCATTGCACCATCGAGTACCAATCCAGCCGCATATGGCAGTGTAAACATTGAAGGTGGTAGCATTGATGTACTAAGTAACAGTGCTGTACACATAACAGGTGGTGTGAACAGTGACGTTAGCATGACTTCGCAGGGTTCTAATGGTTGGGTAGAAATGCGTGATGGTGGTTCACCTTCGAGCGTTAGAATTACCACCAACAGTGGTGATGCTGGCATGCCCAACAACGTTACAGATAGCATGCTGTTATACGCCGGGCACATCTGTCTTGATGGACAACTGCAATACCGAGGTGGTACACCTCCAGTTAGCAGTGTAGGAAACAGCGCAGACATTCAAGGCGACATTTCAGTTGATGCTAACTACTTGTACTATTGCAGTGCGCCATATGACGGTGTTACAAACATTTGGAAACGAATTGCCTGGAGTGGAGATACTTGGTGATGAGTGATACAGACGAAGATAAAAAACCTGAGCGCAAAGGCTTTCACGACTTTGCCCTAAACAAAGAGTATCAACACAACGTACCCCGAGTAGAACATGGGGAAGTGGGTTCACTCCCGAGTGCTAGACCCAATAACAAGGGCAAAAAGCAAACTACTATACAACTTAAAAAATTGAGGTGATCATGAGCAAATCAGTTGATGAAACCGGTAAAATCAAACCTGGACGCTATGCAGAAACCAACCCCGTAAAGTTGCGGGTTGACGAAGTAGAACTAATTGAACCAAAGCGTCGCAGTGTTGGATCTAAGGGCCGTAAAACTGTTACAATTCAACTAAAAAAGGCAAGATAACACTCTGTGTTCTAACGCCGCTGTATGACGCTTATATCGCGTCTAAGACCCCACTTATCCTAGATTTAAATGATGTGCATCGCCTAGTTGTGTAGCACGGAAGTTAGCACTCACTGTATAACGAACTGCATCGACAGGCATACTCCAGTGTTTAAGATGACTCGGAAAGAACACTATGTCGCCCTTTTGTGGTTGTGTTGTAAACTCATCATACAAGAAGCCACGCTCATAATCCAAATTGCTTGGCTGTATTTGATTGTGGGCGCCATCGCCACGCAGGAAACGTGTACCTGCTGGAGTATCAAAAATATAAAACACACAACTAAACAAACTGTTTGAATGACTGTGCGGGTGTATAGTTGCTAAGGGGTGCATACGATTACACCACATCTGTATCATTTCGATGTTGGATCCCCAACCTACTTCACGAGCATAACTTCTAGCACACTTAAAAATATCAAGAGCAAGATTGCTCCAGTTCTCTCTATCTTTTAAATCGCCTGTGGTTTGTTCTAGGCGATCGTTGCCTTGTTCAAATGTAGTAACTGCTAGTAGTGGTTGATAGTTTGTTTCTATTCTATCATGCCCAATTGGTATAGGAAATATGCTTCGTATTTTCATATAGATATTTAAATCACTTTGTGTAAACTGTTAGCAACTGTGATTTAAATACACGTATGAAACAAGATGCCATGAATGAATTTGCTTGGTGGTTAGATATGGAAACATATCAACCTTATGTGCATGGTGATGTACTCAGCAGTGAAGAATGTGATCGTATTGTTGCAATGGCTAACAATCCCAGTTTATCACTAACCGAAGATGCAGAAGTGTACACACAAAACGGTAACAATGTAAAGCCAGAGACCCGTGATACTCGTGTACATTGGATTAAAACTGCGGAAGACAACCGTTGGCTATTTGACAAAGTAACTGCGTTTGTTAATGAAGTTAATCGTCAGTTCTTTGATTACAAACTGGACTTTATCCAAAATCTGCAACTGGGAGAATATCGTGTTGGTGGGTTTTACAAGCCACACGTCGATGTAGAACCATACTCAGAACGCACTCGCAAGTTGAGTTTTTCAATTCAGTTAAGCAAGAGTGAAGATTATGAAGGCGGAGACCTTGTGTTAAACACAGGAGATCTTTTTACTGCTCCAAGAAAACAAGGAGCAATGATCGTATTTCCTAGTTATACGGTTCACGAAGTTACTCCTGTAACACAAGGTGTTCGTTATAGTCTTGTAGGTTGGGTAGCAGGTCCTAAATGGCGTTAAATTATCTAGCACAGGATATATTTGGCATTCCATTATACAACGGTGGCGTCCACATTTCGCTAGACGATGTTGAAAATCTAAAAGCAGAAACTTGGGAACGAATGCCCGCAGACAATGGATTTAACAGTAGAGATAGAAAACTGTTAGACCATCCTCGCTACAAAAGCATACGTGAACAAGTAGAAGAACATGCACGTAACTATCTAGACAATGTTATTCGTGTAAAACTACACGCCGGTGCTAGATTTGAAATGCAAAACTCGTGGGGCGTAAAACACGAGTCTGGTGATTGGGCACAAGAGCACGATCATGCTAACTCGTTCTTTAGTGGCATTGTGTATCTAGACACAACACCCAACACAGGCAATCTAGTGTTCCACAAAGAGCGTATGTGGCAAAACATTTTTCCTAGAAGTGTGTATATCAATTACGATAACACCACACTAGCAAATGCATATGAATTAGAGTTTGTTCCTAGAGTCGGAGACATTTTTTTGTTTCCAAGTCAAGTAGGTCACAGTGTAAAAGAAAATAGAGATACACGCGAACGCTATTGTATTGCTTTTAATTTTTACCCAAGAGGTAAGTTTGATTGTGGTATTACTAGCGAACTGGAAGTATAGAAGAATCCAATAAATATTAGTATGTCAATACACTACAGCAGTTTACAAGGCCAACTGTTGTTGGCACAACCACATGCAACAGATACAATTTTTGAGAAGGCTGTTGTGCTTGTGTGCGAACACACAGCCAACGGGTCATGGGGTTTAATACTTAACAAGCACTCACAAACAGTGCGTTTTAAAGATATCGCTAAAGCCTGTGGTATAGAATCAGACATTATGATTCCTGCATTCTTAGGTGGGCCTGTTCAAACAGACAGCATACACATAGTACACACACCCGACGTTGTACTGTCAAGCACATGGTTTGCTACCAATTCAATCTCCGTTACCAGCAGTATAGAACTAATGGCTGAGATAGAAGCCAAGCGTGGTCCACGCTATTGGAGATTGTGTTCTGGGGTAGCGGCATGGCAAGCAGGACAACTAGAAGGTGAAATGAGCGGACAAGAGCCGTGGACTCCGCAACACAGATGGCTAACTGTTCCGTGTCCTGCAGACATTCTTAAAATTAATCCTAACAGAATGTGGGAAGAAATGATACAGAAAAGTGTATCAAAGAGTGTTAACGATATCTTTAGTTAAACTTCAAAGTTAAAGTTAATAGCAAGGCGTTGCTTCTTGTCAGTCTGACTAACGCTTGAATGATATTGCGTTCCATCAAATAGCACAAACTTATTTGCTTCTGCATCTACTCTACGTTGCTCTGTAAGGCCTTCAGATTCAACGTAGTCATAGTCATGTTCAGGCCACTTTTCATTATAAAAGATTGTAGGCCCGTTACATGTTGTTAGATAATACAATCCTGTTAAGTGTGGTTGATAAAAGTCTACGTGAGCACCGTGTACTACAGGCTTGGGTGTTTTAGTAATTAAACCAATACGTATACGTAGAATCTTTTTAATTCTAATATCAAGTTGACGAACAGCACCTTCAATAAAGTCTACTAGTAGTTCGCCTAGTTTACTTGTTGTGCCCCATTTAGGATCAAATGCTGTATGTGAAAAACTGTGATTCCACATGTGATCGTCGTTCCAATCTTTTTGCATCATAGCCGTACCACGATTGTAATACCACGGAATACTAGAGTCGTTATGTAAACGACCAAAGTTATTATCAAACTCTTGTTGTGGTAAAATGTTAGGTACTACTTTAAACATTAATTATTCCTCAGTGTTTAATCCAGCAAGCATGTCACGCAGTTTAGAACTATGTACTTTAGCACTTACTTTGCCTACAGTAACACCTTCACCGGGTTCGCGAAGTGCAGTTTCTTTACCATCATCATGATTAGATTCTGTTACTGTGCTTTGTTTCTTTAAACCGTTTAGCAGAGCACTACCACTAGTACTTGCTCCTGAACTTGTTTCTGCTTCGTCGCCTAGGTCTGATATGCGTAAGGTATCTACATCAAACTCTAGATCTACTTTTTGTCCTACGCCACTTGATGAACGTGTTTTCATAAACTGGATTTGATAACGTCCGCGTTCTTTCATTGCTCTACTAGTAAAGATACCAATAACGTTGTCCGCAGTTTGGATCTTTGATAAACCGCCCGAGATGTGACTGTGGTCAAATTCAATTTCTTCTACAGCCGCTCTGTTTAACTGCGATGCTGTAACAAAGATTGTTTGCGTTTCCATTGCAAGGTTACGCAGTTCTTCTGACACATACTTGTCCTTAACGAACAAGTCACTTGGCGATACTTTAACACTAAGCGGCATCATCAAATCCAAATAGTCAATTAACAGTACGTCTGGCTTACACTTGTTTTTAATAGACCATTCTTTAATATACGAACGTAAGTCGTTTGCATTCTTACCACTTGGCATATACTTGATTTGTATCTTGCCTGACTTCTTACCAACCATCTTAACTTTCATTTCTACATCGTCTAGACTCTTAAAAATCTCACGTGTAGCAACACCTGTTACCATTGAGTCAATACGCATACCAACAAGTGCTTCTGAAAGTTCTAGCGATATGTACAACACGTTCATACCTTCAAGTGCAAAGTTAACAGCCATGTTCTGTAAGAATAATGACTTACCTGCACCTGAGCCACCTGCCCAAATGTTTAGTTCACCCCTGTTAAACCCACCAAACAGTTTTTTATCAATACTAGGCCAACCTGTACTTACTTGGCCGTTATTATCTTTTAGTCCTTCAAGACGTGCTCTAGGGTCAGCAAAGTAATCAGTACCCATGTCTTTTGCAAGACCAATTTGAATTGCTTCTTTAACTAGTCCTTCTACAGGACCATACTCACCTTTTTCTAATAGGTCTGCACTTTTAAGAATTGCACGTTCTAGTGCTTTGTGTCTAGCAAACTTTTCAAAAGTATCGAGTAGCCAATCAGCATGATCAGTTACGGCACTAGTTGCGTCTGCAAGATTGATTTGACAACTCTTGTTAACAATATCACGCTCGGGCATGATCTTATATTCGTCAACATATGTTTTAATAAACTCGGCGGCATCTTTGAGTTTGTTATCAAAGTTGTCGCTTTCAAAAATGCCTTGACAGCGTACAAATGTTTCCGCATCTGCTAAAAACATTTCTAAGAATAACTTTTGTAAATCGTAATTAAAATCTGTATCTTTGCTCATCTTTTATATTATACTGTCGTTGTTGTGTTTATGCAAAATATGTTTTTGCCAATAGTTGTATCTTTAATGCTGTTGCCTTAGCGTGTACAATTTTCTGCATGGTGTATATTTTACCGTAGCGTTTTACTGCGTCAGCAACATCCTTTATGTCGTCGTCTGGCCATTCTGGGAACGATACATTCCACCCATATTTAACTGCTTGAGTGACCAAATTCTCTCCACTCTGATCTCTGTCAGGTACTACAATTACTTCGCGCTGTAGACTGTTTATAAGCATTGCTTGTTGGTCGTTAATGTCGTTGCGTAGTACAGCGACACCACTAACACTAATAGCATCAAACGGGCCTTCTGTTACAATTACAAACTTTCGATCCCATCCTTGGCTATCTAAGTTAAACACATAGCCGGGTTGACTGTCTGTAATATATTTAGGTGAGCCGTCGCCTAATTTACGGGCAGTATAACCAACTACGTTGCCTTGCGAATAGAATGGCACAATAAGTCTTGACGTATATGAACCTTCAGGGGTCCACATAAAGTCGTAGTCATCGATTGATAAGCCTCTACCGTTAATAATATAGTCGACGGCATCTATGAACTCAGGTTCTAAATCCTCTGGTTTAATATTATCCTGATTTAACCTGTCTGCAATTAGACTAGCCCCTACAGGAAGTTTCTTTGACTCAAAGGTTGGCGCAGACACATTACCTAAGTTTTCACTGTCAGTGTATTCGTCTTTTATTTTTAACGCCTCAAGACTAAGTCTTGTAATCTCCGAATCTGGCATACCAAACCAGCCAAGTAGTTTACGCATCTTGTGCGTCATGTTCCTACCTGGCACGTATGATGCTTTGTACCCGCAGTTGAAACAGTGATAACTTACTGTTCCGTCTCCGTTAACCATCATACCACCACGCTTACGTTTGTCTGCGCTTTCGCCGTTATGAACACAACATGGCGCATCAAAGGAAATCCAGCCACTTGGTGTCTGTTTTCGTTTTGCTGGTAAGGCCGCAGTGATACTAGACTGAATCGAATTCATACTAGTATTTTATGATCTTACTAGTAGTTTGTCAACGGTTCCGGTGTTCAAATTGTCAGGTAAATGGTAAAATCTTAGATTTTGATAAACGCCAGTTAGATTAACGTAGTCTACTCCGGTAGCCTTGTTTAAACTAATGGTTTGTAAGTCAACCCAACTTGTTCCGCTGTCTGGTTGGCTTTCTTGTGTTGCTTGAACAACAATATCACCTGTGTAGTCTGTTGTGTAGTATGCAACAGTGTGTAACGGGTTATTGCGTTTCCATTCTGGACGAGCATTTACAATTGAACTATAATACTGTGTTACTGTAGCACCAGGACTGTAAAAATCGTCTGTTAACGGACGAGTAAAGTCTGTGTTAGGTAGTTCTTCACTAGCAGTAAACGAAGCATACGCTGTATCAACAATTTCCATAGTTCCTGCTACTTCATGATATGTGTTTGCGTATGTAGGATAGTTACCTGCGCCATTAACAGTTCTTATTACGCTAAACTTGTAAAACTTGCTGACTAAGTCTGCTGTATCGCTTTCACTAAGTGTAAGTGTACATACACCGCGTGTAGCACGAGTACTGCCGTCATCTAGTGTAGTACACTGTTTATCTAGCAATACACCACCTGTTTCTGTGTTTACTAAGTGGAAGGTAAATGTTTCACCACTGATGTCTAGCGGCTTTTGATCTTGGTTCTTAACCGTGAATTTAACGGTGTTCGTAACACCTTTTACAATCTGAATATCTTTCTGATACATGGGCGCATATCCTTGGTTTACCGACCCGTCCAAATCACTGAACAAGGTATAACCGGTTTCATAAATATATATGGGTAACTTGAGCATATTGAGTTCATCCTATAATACTATTTATTGGAATAACATGACAACACTACAAGAAGATCTACAAGATAAATTTCCTTTTTTAAGTTGCATCAAGCACGGTATTTACGAGTACGTAGGAATAGTTATTAATCAAGATTCAAACGTAACTTCAATTTATGACTATTCGGGGTGTTCAGATGATAATCAAAAACTAGCACTTTTAGAAGCCGGCGATACTTGGTGGTGGGAAAGCAATCGCAAAATTCCTATTAATATTTTTATGAAATCTGAAATGTCAAACTTTAGACATTTGATCAGAACATTTAACACTAAAGATGTTGAGATTGTGTTTGGCCCGTGTTGCAGATTAGGCGACATTGCCGAGAAGCGTATTAAACGTAAGTCTATTCAACTTGTTCGGAAGTTGAAATAAGTTCTTCACACAATAGATTCATATGTACAACAATAGCATGAGCGTATGCCATTGCGTGTGCTTTCTTAAAGTAGTACGATCCGTCAGTCGGTTTCGTCCAAACGTGAGTCATCACCGTATCCCACTTCTCTCCAACTAAACTCCTCTTCGCGGGGCGGATCAATGCTAATACTGCGGCTAGTTGTTCTACCGAAGATGGTTTCATCTTCTCTAAAATTGTATGATGATCTGCGACGTGAAATAATTTGC